TTCCCAGTCACGATATGGTGGGGGCAACTATACCTACGACAGCCGCCGTTTAGATACAAGACTGATGAGAACAATCGAGCGTATTACTGTTTCAACATAGGAATCACAACTAATATTGAATAGGAGGAAAAAACTATGGCTATGAGAATAGGTTGCGATAATCTTCATTATGCTTTGATGACAACTGAAGATACTGCAACAACCCCGCCTGTTTACGCCGCTATCAAAGCTGCACCTGGTGTAATGCACGTAAACATCAATCCTAATGCTTCACTTGCCACTGCTTTCTTCGATGATGGCCCCGGTGATACAGCTTCTACTCTTGGTAATATCGATGTTGAGATTCAGAAGAACTCGCTTACCACTGAGAACAAAGCTGACTTGCTTGGCCACACGATTGATGCCAACGGCGGTGTTGCTTACGCAGACGATGATACTCCACCGTTTGTAGCTATCTCCTTCCGTACGCTGAAGTCTAATGGTAAGTACCGTTATGTATGGCTTTACAAAGGCCGTTTCGCGGACCCTGAAGATAACAGTGAAACTAAGGCAGATAGTATCAACTTCCAATCAGATACTATTTCTGGACAGTTCGTTAAGCTAAGCAACAAAGTTACTATTGGAGCAAAGTCTAAGAGACTTTGGAAGTATGAGCTTGATGCTGATAACCCAGGAGCCAACCAAGCGGCGATGGACACCTGGTTTGACGCAGTTAAGTTCCCGTCCTAAGAAAGGAGGATTAAACAATGGCTAATGTATTAACATTGCAGATTGATTCTTCCGGTACTGTGAAGCACGCTCTTATCAACAGTGAAGACGTTGGTGAGGTTGTAGCAGTTTCCCAGTCTTTGGTCAGAGGTTCTCTGCAGGGTGCACTTACCTTAAAGTTCACAGAAGTGACCGTTGAGGAAGCTCCGCCTGAAGCGCCTACTGCAATCACTGCTACCTTTGTAGGTGGTGCATCTTCAATTGCAATTACTATTACAGCTCCTACTCTTGGAAGCGGTAATAGATTTGCATACAAGTTCGTTTCGCCGATGGCAACAGTTCCGACGGCTCCTAACAAAGGAGATGTTATTTCAGGAACTACAAACATGACCGGTAACAGTGCTACTGTTAATCAGGGTGCAGACGGTGACGGCTACTTGCTTTATGAGCTTGATGGTCAGAACAAAGTTGTTAGCTACCTTGGTCACAAGCTTGTGTCCGGTGAATATATTCAATCTTAAAGGAGGAAATCTTAATGTCTAATGTAGCTGATGTGAAGAGTAAGACAATTAAGATTGCCCTCAGTGACGGCGTTCAGCGTACCGTAAGGTTTACGCTGAATGCTTTGGCTGAGCTGGAGGATAGATACGATTCTGTTCAAAATGCTTTTGATAAGCTGGAGAAAGAGAACAGTATGAAAGCCTTGCGCTGTATCCTTTGGGCAGGTTTTCTGCATGAAACACCTGACCTGACAGAACAGGAAGTCGGCAATCTTATCGATGTAGCTTATATGCAGGAATTAGTAGGTTCCTTGAACTTGGCGCTTGAGCAGGACTTAACGCCTAAAGAAGAAGGGGACACCGCACCAAATGTGCAACCGAATGGTGAACAGGACCCAAACGCTTAAATCCCGATAATAGTGCTGGGGCCAATCCATTCGCAGAACGAGACGCATGGGATTGGCCCTACATTCTATATGTCGGGAGAGTTTGGTTACACTACACCGAAGAGGAAATATGGGGTATGATCCCTCGAAAGTTTAAGTCACAGCTGGATGTACATCAAGATGTGCAACAGCAAATGAATGGGGGCTCTTCTAGCAGAGATGCAAAAGCTATGCAGAAGGCCATGAAAAAACAGCAAGTAACTACAAGATATATTGACCAAATCCCTAATTGGTAAGGAGGTGTTAGCTTGGCTAGTTTCGCTGATTTAACCGCAAGATTAAATTTGAATATTCAGAACTTTGCGTCAAACTTACAGTCAGCTTCAGGTATGATGAATAAGTTCGCGAAGGATATGAATGGAGCAATAAATAAAGGGATGACTGACCCAGCTAAGAAAGCCGGTTTTGCCTTTAAGGATGTTGGTAGAATAGTTCAAGGTATTCTAATCTCTCAGGCATTCTATACGGGAATGCGTGCTATCAAAGATGCTACAAGTGCTGTATGGGACTTTGCCAGTAACTTAGAATATGCACAAATATCTTACTCAAATCTCTTTGGGGATACTCAATTAGCCACTGAGTTTATAAATGTCGTGAAGGACTTCGCAGCCGTTACACCTTTTGGCTTTCAAGAGGCTGAGAAGGCTGCGAAGCGCCTTCTTGCGTATGGAATTGAATATAAGAACGTCATGTATGTAATGCAGGGCGTTTTATCGGCGTCTACTATGACCGGTAGTGCTCAAACAATTGAATCTGTTTCAAGAGCGCTTGGTCAGATAAATACCAAAGGACGTCTATATAATGAAGAGATGAGACAGCTTACTGAAGCTGGTATTCCTGCATATGAGATTCTACAAGAAAAGTTAGGTTTGACACAAGACCAGCTTAAGAATCTTGCTAAGAATGCGGTACCTGCAAGCGTGGCTATCAATGCTCTTGTAGATGGCATCAACGAACGTTTCGGTGGTGTTGCTCAAGTTTCAAACTTAACAATGCAAGGATTATTTGCTAATCTAAAAGATAACCTCTTGATGATTAGCTCTGAGGCGATTCAGCCTCTCTTTAATAGAATAAAAGCTTTACTTGTTCCTTTCGTTGAGTTCGTAACTGAATTAAGAAACATTGTAGATATTCAAGGTCTTGGTGGTTTGTTTGAAAGACTTATTCCACCTGAGATGCAAGGTACTATAAGAATGTTCATAGCTAATCTACAAAATCTGTGGACTGTTGTAAAGATTAACTTGGCTAATGCATTCAAAGTATTTAAGATAGTACTTGAAGCGGTTATCCGGGTCTTTAATGCATTTGCTCCTGTAGTTACTGCAGTGCTTGATGTTACGGCTAGAATTACTCAAGCTATTCTTAGTAACGAAAAAGCTGTTAGATTCCTTACAATGGCTCTTGCTGCATGTGCTGCAATGTGGATTATATTTAAGATTCAAGCTGTTGCCTCTGCTGTAGTAGCAGGCGTTGTTAACTTGATTTCAAAAGCTGTACTCGGACTTTCTAAAGCTTTGACATTCATAATTGCACATCCCTTCTGGGCGCTTATGATTGGACTTGTAGGTCTCGTGGTTGGTTTGAGTGGCGGATTCAATAAGCTGGGAGATTCAATCAATGGATTCTTTAAGAAGCTTACTCAGTTCAATGGTGTAGACCCTGATAAAGTTCTATTACCTAGTCAGAAGGAACGTGCGGCTGACCTTGACAAGTTTAATAAGAAACTTTCAGGCACAGGCGATGCAATGGATAGCTTAGCAGATAAGACAGGTAAAGCTACAAAGGCTGCTAAAGGTTTGCTTTCCTTCGATGAAGTATTCAAGCTTAACCAACCAGACGAAGGTACTGATGCTGGTGCTACAGACTGGGGAGATTTTGAACTTCCTGACTTTGGTGGTATGGGTGAAGCTCTCATTCCTGAGATTCCGAGCTTTGACGGATTTGCTACTGACTTTGTAGATAATTTACTTGAAGCATTAGGTGGTAAGGAAAAACTACTAAGTGCTGGTATCGGTGCTTTACTTGGTGCAGCTCTTGGCGGCTTAATTGGTGGTCCTTTAGGAGCTCTTATTGGTGGTGCAATCGGTGCAATAGCTGGTTGGTTCTGGCCTCAGATTGCAGAAGCTCTTGGTCTTACTGATGTTGGTAAAATTGCCTTGCCTATTGCAACGGTCCTTGGTGCCGCCATTGGATGGGTTGCAGGGGGCCCCCTTGGTGCTGTAATAGGTGCAGCCATTGGTATTCTTGTTGGCTGGATAATTGATAAGATTGCTAA